CATCATGCAGACTTTCCGAATGACATCGGTTTTTTCCACTCGCTGGATGATGGCGCGCATTGGACGCAATTTCCAAACGTCCGGAATGTGTTCAAGTTCGGCTTCGGCAAAGGCCTTCCAGGGCAGGCTTACCCGGCTGTCTACTTCTATGGCGACGTCAGCGGTCAGCGCTGCCTTTGGGTCACCTTCGATTGGTTTCAGACGTTCTATCCGACTGTACCCACTGGCGATCCGACCGGCTTGCGAATGGTTGGCAAGTACGTGGGGACAGGGGTTAATCAGTTCGTCGGCGCCAGCATGCAGACATTTGGCCGCGTAGTCTCGGGTATCAGCGGCAAGGGGTCCATTCACGGACGCTACCGCGACATTGGAACGCTAATCTAGGCCGTTTGAAGAAACCAGTAGTTCCAGTTCGCCGAGTAGGGCAGCGGCTCGGAAACTGGCCGCAGCTCGCCATCGGTCAGCGCGTGAATCGAATACCCGAGTGAGGCGAGATAGCCGATCAGGTCCGCCACGGTGCTGCCATAGCGGCCCGACAGGTGATTGATCTCGCAGATGATGGTCGGTTTCGACTGGCGCAGCAGATTTTCAGCCCCACGCAGGGCGGGCAATTCCAGGCCCTCGATGTCGATCTTGATCCAGTCAGGCGCAGGCAGGTGATTTTCGCGGGCGTAGTCGTCAAGCGCGACCATCGGAACGGCGCGGTCGCCGTGCACGCTGACATAGTTGCTGGAACGCTTCTTGGTGGTCATGCGGACACTGGCCGCGCCCGCGCCCAAGGCGACCGAATGGACGCGGCCCGGCGGTATTGAATTGAGCGCGAGATTGTCGAGCAGGTCCTCGGGCTGCGGCTCGAATGAATGAACGGCCATTTGCGGGAAGCGGTGTTTGAGAGTGATCGTATAGACGCCGCCGTGGGCGCCGATATCGTAGAACACCTCGTTGCCCTTGAGCCGGCCAAACAGGAAATGCCGGGTCTCATTCTCGGCATCGGGGATCCAGTCGATGTTGCCGGTGCAGCCGTACTCCTTCGGGTGATAGCGGAACCAGCAGCCCTCGAACTCGGCGGCGGCGCCAGTAGGGCCGATTTTGTAGGTAGGCGGCACGTCGAAACGGCGATGAAGGAAGCCAAGTGCGCGTATGAGCGCAGAGTTGGCCGAGCGATAGCTTAGTTCGCGGACGCGGCTCATGGCGGGGGAACCTGCCACGCCGCACACGAAAAGTCATGGAAGAACGAACGGCGGTCCCGATGCGGGACGCGCCGCCCAACCCGTTTGTGAGAAGGAAACCTGCCAGGTGACGATCCAGCGCAGTTCGACCGACATTGCTGCCGAGCTTGCGCAATTCCGTGCGGCACGCGCCGCGCTGATCAATGGCGAGCGCGTAGTCGACGTGTGGCGCGAGGGTCGGCGCGTCACTTACTCCGAATCCTCGCTCAACGAGATCAACGCGGCCATCGCCGATCTCGTGCGCGAATACGAAGCCGCAATCGCCGTGGAAGCGGGCGATGCGCGCCGCCGTCCGATCGGTCTGGCCTGGAGAAACTGACGTGGACGCTATCGCCAAGCCCCGCATCCGCGTGAATCGCTACGGCCCCGTTGCGGGCCAGTCGGCGGCGCTGATCGGCGGCCGTCCGCGCGACGCGGCGCGGTACGATTTGCAGGAGTTTTCGGGCTGGAACCCGGGGCTGCGCTTTGCCGGCACAAGCTACGGTCGCGACTGGGACCTGATCACGGGTCGTGCTCGCGATCTCGACGAGAATAACGGGTGGATCAATGGCGGCCTCGACCGCCGCGTCGAATCCGTCATCGGCGTCAATATCCGCCTGTCGGCGCAGCCCGTGCACGAACTGCTCAACCGCGACTACGCATGGCGGATGAAGTGGACCGCCGACGTGCAGGCCCGCTTCAAGGTGTGGGGCAACGACATCGAGCACCGGTGCGATGCGCGCCAGCGGCTTTCGTTCGGCGCCATGGCGAAGCTCGCCTACCTGACGTACTTTCGCGACGGCGAGTGCGCGGCGGAAATTCGCGACGACGATCGCGGCCTCGCCAACACGACCAACGTGCTTCTGATCGAGCCGGAGCGCATCTCAACCCCGCCGAGCAAGATGGAAAGCCCCACGCTGCGCAACGGCGTAGCCATGGACGCGAACGGCGCGGCCATCGGCTATTGGGTGCGCTCAAGCCATCCGAACGACCCGTACCAGGGCTTCGAGGGCCAGCGCTGGGATTACATCGCCGCCAAGGGGCGCACGGGCCGCGCAAAGTTCCTGCACGTCTATTCGCCGCGACGGGCCGAACAGAACCGCGGCGTCAGCCGACTGGCCGAGGTCATGGTGCCGGCCAAGATGCTCGACCGGGTGGACAGGGCCGAGGTCACGGCGGCGCTCAAGTCCGCGCTGCTGTCGATCTTTATCAAGTCGCCGGGCACGACCGAGGACCTCGCCGCCGCGATTGCGCCGGCCGCCGATGCGGACGCCTATGGTCCCGACCCGTGGATCGACGCTTATGTGCAGTACCGCAGCCAGACGCCGGTAATGCTCGATGGCGCGCAGGTGACGCACCTGCTGCCCGACGAGGACGTGGTGAAGCCGGAGGCGACGCACCCGAATTCGAACTACCCGTCGTTCGCGAAGTTCGTATTGCAGAAGGTGGCCGGCTCGCTGGGAGTTGCCTACCCGCAGTTGTCGCAGGACTGGGCCGGAATTAACTATTCGTCGGCGCGCGCGCTGCTGAACGAACTGTGGCGCAGCTTCCTCGAGGATCGGCATTTCTTCACGCAGGCGTTCCTGACGCCGATCTACGCGGCCTGGCTCGAGGTTGAGGTCGCGAACGGCGATGTGAAAGCCCCCGGCGGCCCGGCAAATTTCTATCGCAGCAAGACGGCCATTTGCAGCGCCGAGTGGATTGGCCCCGGGCGCGGTTCGGTAGATCCACTCAAGGAAGCGAATGCCGACAACCTAGACATCGCCGCCGGGCGCAAGTCGACCGTTGAAGCCATCGCCGAACGCGGCCGCGACGCGGTGGACGTGATGGCGGAGGAAAGTTGGCTGCTCGCCGAGCGTGAGCGTCGCGGGCTTCCGGCACCGAACTACAACGTCAAGGCCGATCCCGCAGCCGCGGCAGACGGCGAGACGCAACAGACCGATCAGCAACCCGCAGGAGCCGGCGCATGAGCAAATTCGCCCGCGTCGCTGGCCGACTGTTCAACGCTCCATTGATGCTACGGCCCGAAAAAGCCGAGATGCTGTGCGCCGCGCTGGTCGACCGGCTCGGTATCGCCAAGCTGGACACGATAGACGGGCCCAGCCTTGAAGCCTCGCAGTTGCGGCAGATGGCCGACGATTTCATGGACGCGGAGCCGCTCACAGCCGCGCGCCGGCAATACACGGTCGAACAGCGCGTCGCGCGCATCCAGATCAACGGTACGCTGGTCCACAAGCTGGGCGGCGTTTCGCCCTACTCCGGCATGGTCGGCTACGATTGCCTCGACAAGATTGTGACCGATGCGCAGGACAACCGTGAAGTCGGCGCCATCCTGCTCGACATGGATAGCCCGGGCGGCGAGGTCGCCGGCTGTTTCGAGTTCGCCAGAAAATTAAAGACGCTTGGTGCGTCGAACGGGGGCAAGCCGATCGTCGCTTTCGCCAACGAAATGGCGTGCTCCGCGGCCTACGCGATCGCCGCGAGTTGCGATGCGGTAATGACCACCGAAACCGGCATCGTCGGCTCCATCGGCGTGTGGACGATGCTCGTCGATATGACCAAGGGCCTGTCGAAGAACGGCATCGAGGTGACGATGATCCGCGCCGGCGAGCGCAAGGCGCGCGGCGGACCCTACGAACACGCCGACAAGGCGACATTCGAGAAACTGCAGGGCTGGGTCGATCAGACGTGGGGTCTGTTCGCCGAACTCGTTGCCGCCAACCGTCCGCTGAGCGCCGCCGCTGTGCGAGCGCTCGAAGGTGATTGGTACACCGGACAGGACGCACTCGACCTTGGCCTGGTCGATGCGGTCGACACACCTGAGGCCATTTTCGACGCGGTCGCCAAGCTGGCCCGCTGATTTAACTGCGAAAGGATGAACCTATGAGTGGAGCCTCCAAGGGGCTGCACAAGGCCCTCGCGCGCGCCGGCAGTTCGGTGATCGCGATTGCCGAGATGCAGGCCGACGATCTCCTGGCCGAGATGAGCGACGAGCAGAAGGCGGAACTCTCCGCCAAGCTCGCGCCAACGTCGCAGGCCGCGGCCCCCGCCACGCCGGCCCCTGTCGCCAAGGGCGACGCCGAGCCTGACGATGGCGATCCGGCCGAGAAGAAGGAACCTGCCGAGAAGGCGAAGAAGAAGGCCGATGCCGAGGCTTCGGCCGACGCCAACGCTTCCGAGCGTGACCGGGTCAAGGCCGTCGCCAAGGCGGTTGCGGAGGACGACGCCTGCAAGGGTAAAGCGGGCCTCGCCCTCGCCATGCTGGCCGATGATGACTTCGCCGGACTCAATGCCGCGGCGATGGTCAAGATGCTCGGCAAGCAGGCGGTTTCGACCGGCGAAGCCGACCCCGACGCCGCGGCTCGCGCCGAGATGAAGGACGCGATCCGCTCTTCCTCCAACAGCAACATCGACGCGAACGGTGGCGGCAAAAAGGACAAGGCCGAGGATTCGGCCGCGGTCTGGTCCGCCGCGATCGCCAAGATCGCCCCGAATTCGGCGAAGTGATCGCCTGAAAGCGAAAGGACAACACCATGACCACCCTTACCGAAGGCATGCACGAAGGCGAGTTCATCGGCGAAACCGCCATGGGCATCGGCTACCACGTTGACGAAGTGATCGCTCTGTCCGGCGAAAGCTGGGCTCCGGGCCGCGTCGTCGCGAAAGTCACCTCGAGCGGCAAGTGGGTCGCTTACGACAACAGTTCGGCCACCGCCGGCATCAACGCGGCTCTCGGCATCTCGCTTGGCAAGGTGGATGCGTCGGGCGGCGATGTCGCCAAGGCGCGCGTCGTCACGCGCGGCCCGATGGTCGTCAACGGCAACGATCTCGGCTGGGGCACGAACGACGCCACCGGCATCACCGCGGGCAAGGCCGATTTGCTCGCTCTCGGCATCCGCGTCGCCTGATAGCGACCAGGGCAGAAAGGAATCTCTCCCATGCACATGGACATTTTCAACAGCGACGCTTTCTCGCTGGCGAGCATGACGGCCGCCATCCAGAAGCTACCGAGCGTGCCGACCTATCTCGGTCAGCTCGGCATTTTTGGCGAAGGCGAAGGCGTCGCGACGAACCAGGTCACGATCGAGCAGCGCGGCATGACGCTGTCGCTGATCCCGACCAGCCAGCGCGGCACCGAGCCGCCGATGGGCGCGACCGACAAGCGCACCCTGCGCAACTTCAACATTCCACGCATCGCCAAGAGCGATCAGGTGTTCGCCCATGAAATCCAGGGCGTGCGCGCGTTCGGCACGGAAAGCGAGCTCGTGACGGCCGCGCAACTCATCGCGCAAAAGCAGACCAAGCTGCTGACCGAAGTGGCGCTGACGATGGAGTTTCACCGCCTCGGCGCAATCCAGGGCAAGCTGCTCGATTCCGACGGCTCGACGCTCTACAACTACTTCACCGAGTTCGGCATCGCCGAGCCGACCGAGATCGACTTCAACCTCGACAACGCCTCCCCGGTCGAGGGCGAGCTGCTGCTCAAGATTTCGGCCGCCAAGCGTGCCGCCATTCGCGCGCTCGGCGCCAGCTATGTGCCGGGCGTGACCCGGTTCCTGTGGCTGTGCGGCGATACGTTCTACGATCAGTTCACCACGCACAACGACGTGCGCGTGACCTACAAGAACTGGCAGGCGGCCGCCTCGCTGCGCGACGCGAAGGTGTTCGATTCCTTCATGTTCGGCGGCTGCGAGTGGCAGAACTACCAGGGGACCGACGACAACTCGACGGTCGCCATCGGCGCCACCAAGGCTCGGCTCGTCGTGCTCGGCGTTCCCGGGCTCTATCGCCGGGTCAACGGGCCGCATTCGAGCATGGCTACCGCCAACACCATCGGTCAGCCGCTCTATTCGTCGCTGATCCGCGACGAGAAGCGCGACGAGTGGGTGCAACCCGAGGTTTACGCCTACCCGCTGCACCTGTGCACCCGCCCCGAGGTGCTGCTGTCCGGCCGCAACACCTAAGGCCGGGCCTGAAACGATACGTCACGCGAAGGGCGGTCCGGCACGGGCCGCCCTTCTTTTCACCAGCGCCGCTTACCCGGCTCTGCTGAAAGGAGAGTGAGCAATGAAGATCAAAGCCGTTGGAACAACGATCGTCGAATGGGACCCCGCTCAGTCGCGCATGGTCATCATCAACCCCGGCGAGAGCGACGAATTGAGCGATACGCTGGCACAGCAGCACGTCGACGGTGGCCGGGCCACGGCGGTTGGCGCGAAGTCAGAGGCACGCGCAGCCGCTCCCAAGCCGGCCAAGACGAAGGGCTCGAAGGCTGCAAAGAACCCGGCGCTTGCCGCAGCGCGCGCCAACTACAAGGCCGCGTTTGGAAAGAACCCGAGCCCCCGCTTCACCGTTGACCAGATCAACGCCAGGATTGCCGAAGGCTCGCCCTCACAAACCGCCAACTCCGACGACGCGCCCCCGGCCGAATAAGCCATGGCCCGCCCAACCCTCGACGACCTGACGCCTGACCTGGACCGCGCCTGCATTGATGTGCTCGGCGAGGCGATCCTGTACGCGGCGGACGGCGCCACGTTCGTCGCGGTGCAGGCGTATGTGAACTACCGCGACATGGCGCAGGCGTTCGATGGCGCGAAGGCGATCGTGCAGGATATGAGCGTCACCTTCCTCAAGGTCGACGT